CATCGACCTGCTTGACGGTCGTATGGAGGTTGCCGAAGCGCAACTGGCGAACCGTATCAGCGGCGACCTCTACGGTGACGGCACCGGCAACGCGGGTAAGAACCTCACGGGTCTTGCTGCCGCTGTGCCTGATAGCCCGTCCACCGGCACCTACGGCGGCATCAACCGTCAGGTGTGGCAGTTCTGGCGTTCGGTTGCCTTCTCGGCGACTGGCGACGGCACGGGCGCTGTGACCAGCAGCAACATCCAAGGTTACATGGATGCGGTTGCGGTTCAGTTGATTCGCGGTACCGACAAGCCTGACCTCATCGTTGCCGACAACAACTACTACAAGTTCTACTTGCAGTCGTTGCAGGCTATCCAGCGCATCACGGACTCCGGTTCGGGCATGGCTGGTGCTGGCTTTGCCTCGCTGAAGTATTTCGGCGCTGGCATGGCTTCGGATGTGGTGCTTGACGGTGGTATCGGCTCGTCGTCGTATAACGGCGGTGTCGGTAACGCGAACCACATGTGGTTCCTCAACACCAAGTACCTGATGTTCCGCCCCCACAAGGACAGAAACTTTGTCCCGATTGGCGGCGACCGTCAGGCTGTCAACCAAGACGCTAAACCTACGATTCACTAATGGCGTCTATAAACCCTCTCTGATTGACTTGGAAGCCCGGAAGCGGGTAACAGGGGCCAAGCGAAAGCAGGCTGAACGACTAAGTGAGAGGGGACAAGCGAAAAAGGCTTGTCATGCGATAGTCTGAACTGCGGTATAACCAAAGAAGCCGCAGAGGGTGACCCGAAGAGGTTGCCCCGCCATCCGAAAGGGTGGTCAGTAGCCGAAAGGCGAAGTAACAGAATGATTGTGAAACTGATTGGCTGGGCGGGTAACCTTACCTCCTCCGGCCCGCAGTTCTGCGGCGTGTTGATTAACTGATAGGGGATACAAAAATGGCTGTTATCGTAAATGGTTTTGCGTATCCCGCCCTCGGCTCGACCGACTCAACCGCTGGCGTAAATGTCGGCACGGTTGTGACGCTCGACGACGGTGGCATGGCTGTGTATGTGCAGGCGGCTTCGGCCATCTCGCAGTACAACGCTGTCGCTATCCCCAACACCAACATCGCTCTGAACGCCACCACCACCCGTGTTGCTGACACCAAGCGTGTTGGCTTCGCGCAGGTGTCGATTGCCTCCGGCTACTACGGCTGGGTGCATCTCGGCGGCAAGGTGCGGGTGAATGTGTCGGCTTCCTGCCTCCCGGCAGTTGCCCTCTACACCACCAGCACCGAAGGGCGGTTGGACGATGCCACCGTGTCGGGCGCTCTGGTCGCTGGCGTGGTCACGGAAGTGACTGCCTCGGCTACCTCGGCCATGACGGCTGTGGCGGCGTACACCATGGTTATCCCGGTTCCGTCTAACGCAACCCCGTAACCATGAAAAAACTGGAACTCACGGTGCAGGCGGCTGGCGAACCGGAGGAACTCTGTTCCAACATTCGCTCGTCGCTTGCCCGTGGGTTGCCAGAGTTGGCCCCCGCTCTCTGCACCCACGATGGAACATTCGTGTGTGTAGCGAGTGGGTGGTCAATGCCCGACTATGTAGAAGAAATCAGGGCGCACCAGAAGGCTGGTCGCCCCATCGTCGCTGTAAAGGCCGCACACGACTTCCTGTGCGAGAACGGCATCAAGCCTGACCTGTGGGTTAACCTCGACCCGCGTGACCGTACAAGCGGTATACAGCGCCATAACGCGCACACCACCTATCTCGTAGCCTCCCGCTGCCCTCCCGCCACCTTTGACACGCTGAAAGAGCGCAAGGTTGTGCTGTGGCACTCATGGACGGAAGGCCCGGAGTTCAAGGCGCTTGGCGCAGGCAAACTTGCAGTCGGCGGCGGTACGACCTCGGGTATGCGTGCCATCAACATCGGATACCTTTTTGGGTTCCGCAAGTTTGTGTTGTACGGTTACGACAGTTGCAACCGTGCCGATGGCATCAAGCGGTTCACGGGCGAGATGACCGGCCCAACGATGGATGTGTATGTAGGCGTCGAGAAACGCAAGTTCACCTGCAATGCTGCGATGGCGCAGCAGGCTAACGAATTCCAGATGATTTACACCGTGATGCCTGACATCACCGTGGAGGCGGTTGGCCCCGGCCTCATTGCCGCCATCATCAAGGAGCGCCACGCGCTCGACATGGTGGCCTGATGGCTATCCCGAGCAGGGTGCTAGGAGCCGGTGTTAACTCGCTGGCTACCGTGTCCATCTGCGGCGATGGTGTCTCTACGGCAACCGCAGCCGGAACATCTGCGGGTAACGCTACGCAGATAACCTATGTTTACACCAATGTGAACAGCGCAGCGGTTGGCACGGGCGTAAGGCTGCCGCAGACCGAGGCGGGTGCAACCGTCATCGTCAAGAACAGCACGGCTAACCCAATCACGGTTTACCCGTATGACGCAAACAGCAGCATCAACAATGTAGGTTTCGGCACGATTAGCCCCGACTGCTCTGGAATGTTCTTTGCCGTAAGCAACTCGCTGTGGGAAGAACTGCAAGGCTTCGGTCGCGCTGTCCCAATCCTGCATTACGGCTCTTTTTCAGACACCACCACGCAAACAGCCGCGTCGATTAATACCGCCTACGGCATGGTGTTTAACACCACCGACAGCAGCAACGGTGTGTCTATCGGTTCTCCTACCTCACGGCTCGTTGTGGCTAATCAGGGTGTCTACAATGTGCAATTCTCGGCGCAATTGGACAAGACCTCTGGCGGTACTGGAAACATCTACATCTGGCTCCGAAAAAACGGAACCAATGTTCCAAATACCTCGACCACAGTAGCCATTCAAGGAAGCGCCGCCAGAACGGTTGCGGCGTGGAACTTCATTACCCAGTTAGAACCCACCGAATATGTAGAATTGATGTGGGCAACAGACGATACCAGCGTTAGAATCCTTGCGGCCAGCGCCACAAGTGTCTGGCCTGCGATTCCGTCAGTTATTGCTACCTTAACGCAAGTAAACAACTTGTGATTTTTCCACCCTCCCCACAGGAGAAACGACGATGCCTTTAGACAGCGACATCTACAACGCCGATGAGCAACTTCAGGTTGAGTTCTACCTTGCAAAAGAGGTAGACCCGAAGTGGGACGGTAAGCCGTTCGTTCGAATTAACATCCCCGGCGACAAGACGACCATCATCGAGCAGCCGATGACGGAAGACCACAAGAAGCGGTTTCCGCGTCAGTATCTGTACTTCCAGATGAAGCAGAACGAGCAAGACGCACCCGCAGTTGGCACCTCGCTCGACATCTGGTTTGCTGAAGGCAACGGCGACATCACCCGTGGACATATCGAGGAACTTCGCATCCTCAAGTTCCAGACCGTAGAGCAGATTGCAGCCGCATCTGACGCGCAGTTGCAGCGCATCGGCATGGGCGGCCCCGGTCTGCGTGAAAAGGCAAAGGCGTTCTTGAATCGGCGCAATCGCTCCGAGACAGAGAACCAGTTGGACGAAACCAAAAAGCAATTGGCTGAACTTCAGGCACAAATGGCTTCGCTCTTGGCGCGTAAGCCTGCTGGTCGCCCGAAGAAGGAAGCCATCGTGGAGAGTTAACGCATGGGTACTACAACTATGTTGGCGCTGGTTCAGCAGGTGACGGCTGAACTTGGCTTGCCCATCCCCTCAACGGTGGCGGGTAATCCCAACCAAGATGTAGTGCAAATCCTCGCGTTGATGAACGCCTCGGGGTATGAGTTGATGCGTCGCGCTGATTGGCGCGAACTCACCAAACAGCACACCTTCTACACCGAGGCGATTTCTACTACCGGCACATGGTCTACCTCGTCGTACACCATCACCGGCATCCCCTCGACTGCCGCGCTCGACACGACTTATCAGGTGCAGGGCGTTGGCATCCCTAACGCCACCTATGTCACGGGTGTGCCGTCTGCAACCACGGTCAGCATCAACTACGAGCCGACCGAGGCGCAGGTAGACGGTGGCCTGACCTTCCAGAAGGTCAAGTACGGGCTTCCCGCTGACTACTACAGCAGCGTCAACCGCACGCATTGGGACAAGTCGAAGCGTTGGGAGATGCTTGGCCCCGAGAGCGCACAGCAATGGGAGTGGCTGCTGTCGGGCTACATCTCGACCGGCCCCCGTATCCGTTATCGCTTGCTCGGCAAGTATTTCCAGATTTGGCCCGGAATGAACGCCGGGGAGTTGCTTGGCTTTGAGTACCGCAGCAACGCATGGGCCGAGAGCGTAACAGGTACCGCAAAAACCTCGCTGACTGCCGACAATGACACCTGCATCTATCCCGACCGCGTGATGGTGCTGTCCACCAAACTCAAGTATTTTGAGTCGAAGGGCTTTGATACGACCGCCATCTTCCGCGACTACATCGCTGAACTTGAGACGGCTATCGCGCAGGACACGGGCGCTGCCAACCTCTCGTTTGCCCCGCGTCCGGGTACGGTTCTTATCGGCTACGACAACATTCCTGACAGCGGCTACGGGTACGAGAACTAATGCCTGTATCCCGTCGCCTTGTTCAACGCGCTGCGGCAAATGTCGCAAGTCTTCCCTCGCCTGTGGGCGGGTGGAACGCACGGGACTCTCTCGCCAACATGGCCCCTACGGATGCCGTGCAGTTGGAGAACTACTTTCCGGGCGTGTCAAATGTCGTGCTGCGTGGTGGCTATGTAAAGCACGCCACGGGGTTTCCCGACGATGTAGAAACCCTGATGACCTACAGCGGCGGCACCTCTGACCAACTGTGGGCGGTGTCGGACGGCAAGTTCTACAACGCTACGAGCGCGGGTACTATCGGTGCTGCTGCGGTCAGCGGTCTGTCGAACAGCAAGTGGGAATATACAAATGTTACTACCGCAGGCGGTAACTATCTGTACGCCGCTAACGGAACCAACACGCCGTACCTCTACAACGGCACGACTTGGACAAGCATTACGAGCATATCCACGCCTGCCATCACGGGCGTAACGACGACAACCCTTAACTCGCCTACGCTCTTTAAGAACCGCGTGTGGTTCATCGAAAAGAACACCCTCAAGGCGTGGTACCTGCCAACCTCAAGCGTTGGCGGCGCGGCAAATGTTCTTGACCTGTCATCCATTGCGCGACTCGGCGGCGTGCTGGTGTCGATGGCATCGTGGACGATTGACGCGGGTTACGGCGTGGATGACAACCTTGTGTTTGTCACCGACAAGGGCGAGGTCATTGTCTATCGCGGTACAGACCCGTCTTCGGCCTCGACTTGGGCGCTCATCGGCGTGTGGATTGTCGGTTCCCCTATCGGCAATCGCTGCCTGATGAAGTACGGCGGTGACCTTCTGGTGCTGACGCTCGACGGGCTTATCCCGATGGCCTCGGCGCTTCAGTCGTCGCGGCTCGACCCCAACATCGCGTTGTCGGACAAGATACAGGGCGCATTTGCAGCGTCTGCTGCGGCGTATAGGGACAACTTCGGTTGGTGCATGTTGTACAACCCGAAGAACAACGCCCTAATCGTCAATGTTCCGGTGCGCGAGGGCGGTCAAGAGCAGTTTGTGATGAACAACATCACGAAAGCGTGGTGTAAGTTCACCGGCTGGAACGCTTTCCACTTTGGGTTGCTCGACGACACGCCCTACTTCGGCGCGGCTACCTTTGTTGCCAAAGCGTGGACGGTCGATAGCACGGGCTACATCGACGACACAAACAACATCAACGGCAGGATACTGCAAGCCTTTAACTACTTTGAGACTCGCGGCGTAAAGAAGATTTTTACACGCGCACGCCCCGGTATCTTCAGCAACGGCACCCCTGCCATTACGGTCGGCATCAATGTTGATTTCAACATCTCCGACAATGTGGCTCCCATCTCTTTTACCCCGCCTGCCACCGCGTTTTGGGACTCGGCTGTGTGGGATACGGGCATCTGGGGGTCTGACCTAGAGATTCAGAACAACTGGCAGGGCGTTACAGGGGTCGGCTATTGCGGCGCTGTGCAGTTCCAGAGCAGCAGCAAGAAACTGGCTATCCAATGGGCTTCAACCGATGTGGTGTATCAACTCGGATGGGCTGGCATATAACAAGCGGCCCCGAGGTGGGCGAATGGGTGTGCGACAAGACGGGCGGCGGGTATCACGCCGAACGGTCGAACGCCATCGGGCTGCGTAAGGGCGATGAGATTGTCGGCGGCGTGGTCTATGAGAACTGGAACGGGCGCAGCATTGTTTGCCATATCGCTCTGGCACGCTTAACCCCGGCTTACCTTGCCGCCATGTTTGACTATCCTTTCAACATCTGCGGGGTTGACAAAATCATCGCCCCCGTAGGTAGCAAAAACGCGAAAGCCATTAGGCTTGTGCGTAAAATGGGTTTCACCGAGGAAGCGCGAATCAAAAACGCCGACACCGACGGTGATATTGTTTTCCTGACCATGACACGCGATGCGTGCCGTTTTTTAGGACACCGTTATGGGCAAAAAATCACCGGCTCCACCGCCAGCGCCTGACTACGCGGGTGCGGCACAGCAACAGGGCATCGCCAACCTAGAGGCGGCACGCCTTACTGCGCGGCTCTCTAACCCGAATGTCATCACGCCCCTTGGTGGGCAGCGTGTTACCTACGGTCGCCCACAGTTCAACATGAACGCCTACAACGCGGCGATGGCTGATTGGCGTGCGCGTAACCCGCAGGCTCCGGCTACCGGCACCCCGCCAACTGGCACCCCGCCGACTGGAGGCGTTCCCCCGACGGCCCCGATGGGCGGCGGGATGTACGGCCCAACGACCGGAGGCCAGCGGATAGAACTAGGCGGCTCGGGTGGCGTTGACATGGGCGTTTCGCCCGAACCTACCGCGATGAAGTTTGACGGGATGCCTGCTGCGCGACGGCAGGCACTTGGCATCGAAGACAGGGATTACACCCAAGGGTTCACCACCTTGCCGACCGGGGCGCAGGTTCCGACCTCAATGCTTATCGGCGGCGGTCGCCTCGACTCATCCGGCATGGGGCCGGGACAGATGCAACGGGCAGCGCAGGGCTACGACCCTTCTTTCTCGCAGTACGGGTATACCGGCGATGTGATGCCGACCCGCGAGATGTTCACCGACATGGTGGACTTGGACACCCCGACCATCGAGCAGTACTTGACCCCAGAGGCACAGGCAACGCTTGAAGCGCAGCAGCGTGTTGAGCGTGCGCTTTCCGGCCTTGGTGAACGGGCTATCGGTCGCGTCCAAGATGTCTACGGCACGGCTTTCACCCCGCAGGGCTTGCCGGAACAACAGTTCCAGTTTCAAGGCGGTGGCCCATTACCGACCTTGCGGGAGTTGCAGGGGCAAGCGCGTAGTGATGTTTCGGCGCTCCCGGTCAACTTCGGCCCGACGGCAGGGCAGTACGGCACGGCGGGTGCTGGCCCTCAAGGGTTAAACCTCGGCGGTTTTGATGCCTCTCGCGTGGGCGGTATCGCTGCGGCCCCGGCTGGCGGTCAGTTTGGCGCAGCAACGGGTGGCCCCGCTGCGGGTCAGTTTGGCATGGCGCAAGGCGGCCCCGGTGCGCTAAACCTCCAAGGTTTGGACACAGGCGGTCTTGCTGGTGTCCAGACGGGAGTGGGTCAGTTTGGGCAGGCACAGGGCGGCCCCGCTGCACCAACCCTCCAAGGTCAGTTGGATGTCTCCAGCCTTGCCCAGATGCCCGTAAACGCAGGCATGACGGCACAAGAGGCCATCATGTCCCGCCTCGACCCGCAGTTGCAGCGCCAGCGGTCGCAGTTGGAAACCCAACTCGCTAACCAAGGGCTTGTGCGTGGCGGCGAGGCTTACAATGTCGCCCTCCAAGAGCAAGGTCAGCGCGAAAACGACCTCCGCACGCAGGCTGCGCTACAGGGTCTGCAACTCGATATGCAGGCGCGTCAGCAGGGCTTGGGCGAGGCGCAGGCTCTGGGTGGGTTTGCCAACCAATCGGCTCTAGCAGGCTTTGGCGCAGGCCAGCAGGCCACGGCAGCGCAGAACGCTGCTATTGCCCAGAACGCGGGTCTTGCGCTCCAGTCCGGGCAGTTTGCCAACCAAGCGCAGGCGCAGCAGTTTGCCCAGCGTCTTGCGGCTGGCGAGTTTGGACGGGAGGCACAGTTGGCCTCGTTCCAGACGGGTCAGGCGGCGCAGGATGCCGTGAACCGTGCGATTTCCCAAAACTTCGGGCAAGCGCAGGCTGCTGGTCAGATGGGTAATCAAGCCATCGGTCAGAACTTCCAGCAAGCACTTGCCTCGCAGCAAGCCGCCCTCCAAGCCCAGCAACAGGGCTTTGGTCAGCAGATGGCAGGGCAACAGTTTGGTCGAGAATCAGCCTTGCAGGGCTTCCAATCGCAGCAGGCGGCACAGGAAGCGGCAAACCGCGCCATCGCGCAAAACTTCGGTCAGGGCTTGGCGGCGCAGGGTGCGTACAACGCCGCTGCGGGTCAGCAGTTCGGTCAGGAAATGGACATTGCTGGGCTGTACAACGCCTCGCTTGCCCAGAACCAAGCGGCTGCGCTCCAGCAGGCACAGGCACAGGCCGCCCTTCAGTCGCAGGGGTTCAACCAAGCGCAGGCGATGGCGAACTTCCAGAACGCCCAAAGGCAGGCAGCACTCCAAGAGCAGTTGGCCTTGCGTCAGTTGCCGCTTAACGAGGTCGCCGCAATCATGGGTGGGGCGCAGGTGCAACTGCCGCAGTTCCAAGCCTACCAAGGCGCGGAAGTCGGCGCGGCTCCCATCTTTGCCGGTACGCAGGCGGCGGGTAACTTCGCGCAACAGAACTACGCTAACCAGACTGCTGCATACAACGCCAAGATGGGACTATATAGCGGTCTTGCCGGTGCAGCAGGAGCAGCCGCAGGTGGCGGGTTCTTCGGCAAGCCGTTTGGCTAAAGGAAAACTTTATGAGAACCCCATACCAATCTTTCAACGCTCCCCCGATGATGAACGGCGGTCGCGGTCAGCGCATGGCCCGTATGCTCCAGATGCAGGGGCAGAGCCAGCAAATCAGCAACAATGCTGGAGCGCAGACGGATATGCAGTACAACCCGCCGCAGAACGCTGCGGATGTGAACCGCGCACCGCGTCAGTTCCTGCGTCAGTATCCCAAGATGCCGAAGTCTCCGGGTATGACCAACCCGCAGGGCGGCCCGGAAAGGGGGAACTTCGAAAATGGCTAACGAACCTTACAAATCGGTATCGACCTTCGCGCTGCCTGACGCATACCAGCAGCAGGCGGCAGAGGCACGCCGTCGCCGTCGTATGGCAGAGATGCTTGCACAGCAGGCATACCAGCCGGGAGACATTCAGAACGCCCCCATTCCTGCCGCAGCGCCTCTGGTGCAGGGTCTACAGGCTTACTTGGCTGCCCGTGCAGGACGCAAGGCCGATGAGGCTGAAGAAAGCGCAAGGGAAACCGCAAGCCGTGAGGCGCGGCAATTGTTTAGGGCGTTGACGGAAGAAGGCGATACGACAACTAACGCCGTCCAGCCAGCAATGACTCCGATGGCTAAAACGGTCACCGCCCCGCAGTTTGAAGATGGGCGCATCACCGCCCCTGCAAGCATTGAAATGGTTGCACCGCCTCCAATGACTGCCCCGGAAACGCAGTTGTCGCGTTACAACCTTACTCCGGGTCAACGCCGAGCCGCAGCCCTTGAGGGTATGCTGACCAGCGAAAACCCGATGCTGCAAAAGGTTGCTGGCGCTATCTACCCGACGCTGCAACCCGAGAAAGCAAAACTACAAACGGCTGCGGTTAATCTGAAGGATTTGACCCCAGCAAGCGCAAGACGGTTTGCGGTAAGCGGCGACCCGCAAGATATTGAATACGCTGTTGAATCCGGCAAAGCACCGACAGTTTCGGGCGGCATGATGTGGGATGCCGAAAAAGGATTTGTCGCAATTCCGGGCTATGAGGAACAACAAGGGCGTATTGCTGCCGCTAGGCGACCTGATGTGGTTGTGCGCGATACGGCTAATAAAGGCCCAAGTGAAGCGTCTGTTTGGAGAGCCGAAGATAAATTGCGCGGCGATTTTGAAACAATTACTGCTCCGTTGCGTGGAGAATTGTCAGCAATCAATAAAATTAATGACATTATGGTTGCTGCAAGAAACGACCCCCGCACTATTGACGCTATTTCTCAACAATCAATTGTAATTTTGCTTAACAAATTTCTTGACCCCACTTCGGTTGTTCGAGAAGGCGAGTTTGACCGCGTAATCAAAGCGCAAGGTCTTGAGGCTCGCGCTCGAAACTTTATTGATAGGATTGCTCAAGGCAAGCCTCTTGATGTTAGTGCAATTAATCAAATTGCAGACCTTGCCAAATTGTATGAGCGGGCTGCTGATTCAAAAATTCGTCAATACGCTAACGAATACGCCACAATTGCTGAAAATCGCAAATTAGATGTTGGTTCTGTCATTACCAACCCCAATTATCGTCCGCGTAAAATTGATGATGAAGATGTTGAGGTGCAATAATGGCTGAAATTAAAGAAGGCACCATTGGTCGGCATAAGAAAACCGGAGAACAACTTATCCGGCGCGACGGCAAGTGGGTGCCGGTAGAGGCTGCAAGTATCAAAGCCGAAAGCCCCGAAGCCGCCGCCATGACGCACACCGTGGCATCGCCCGTTGGGGAGCAGCGTGGCCCAACCCCGTTCACGGTAGATAAGAAAACCGGCAAAGTTCGACCGCTTTCCGGTATAGAAAAAGCCGTGTATGGGTTTGGCCTTGGTGCGCGAAACATCGGGCTTAACGCTGCCGAGATGCTCGGCCTTACTTCCCCCGAACGCGTCCGTGAAGCGCAGGCAGAAAGCGCTCCCATTACCAGACGGTTCCCCGGCAATGTTGGAGCCTTTGTTGGCGAAACTGCCGCGTTGCTTCCTGTTGGCATGGGCGCGGGTGGTGCAGCAACTCGACTTGGCATGGTGCCGCGTGGCGTGCTGGCGGGAGCAGCAGAGGGCGCGGCGCAGGGCGCTGTGGCTGCTGGCCCAGATGACCGTTTGAGCGGTTTGGCTATGGGCTTTACAACGGGCGGTACACTTCCGTCTGCAAAGCGCATGGCACAGTTGTTAGCCCGTGGACGCGATATAACCCCTTCTGCGCGTAGGCTTACCGAGCGTGGCGTTACCCTTACGCCGGGACAGATGCAGCCGGAAAGTACTTACGGGCAGATTGAAGAAGCCATGATGGCTGTTCCCGGCCTTGGCCCCCGTATTAAAT